TAATGAAGCTCGTAGAAGACTTGGATATGCACCTCATAAAGATGTTATGTCTGGTACTCGTGTAATTATGAGTAACTTCGTTCCAATTGAAAACATCAGAGAGAACTTCCCTAATAACGTCATTAAAGGTAATCAATATGACGACAATGGCAAGCCTACTGATGAAGAACATTTTGAGCAAACGGGTCAAGGTAATGTCGTAAAGGTTAAGACGGGAAAAGGCAATGACACTAATGGAGATCAGAAATTTAATTCAGATGCCGAAAGTGGATCAGGAGACAAGAAAGATTCAAGGGACAGCAGTGGTATTCAACCAAAGAAGTGAGGATTTAGGTGGTTTTATTGAAGAAATCGAGCCTAATGCCTTTGATGGTGTTGATATCTCAGACGTGGTATTGCTTTATAACCACGATACAGGAGACGTGTTAGCTAGAACTAGTGCCAATACATTAAAGCTCAATGTGGATGATACTGGTGTTCATTTTGAAGCTGAAATTCCTAAGACTACTTTAGGCAATGACACAATAACTAATTTAGAAAATCGTAATGTTCAAGGGATGAGTTTCGGTTTCACTATTGCTGACGATGATTGGCAAGAACAGCCAGATGGTTCTCTGCTGCATATTGTGAGAAAGATTGGAAAACTCTATGAGTTATCATTAACTCCTTTTCCTGCCTATAAAGAAACCGATGTGGCTGTTTCTCAACGTTCAATGAAAAACTTTTTAGATAAAAGAAATGAATTAGAAGCCGATAAAGAATGGCTTAAGCTACAAAAAGACTTAAATATTAAGGAGATTTAAATGCTAAAAGAAAAGATTAAGGAAGCTACAACTAAGTACAATGATTTAGTTCAAAAGCGTAGCGCCTTATTGAAAGACGCAGATACTGCTTCTGAAGTAAAGGATATTAAAGAAATTCGTTCTAAGATTACTGGTCTTAATACTGAATTAGATCAAGCTAAGGCTGACTTAGACGATTTAAAAGAACTAGAAAAAGAAGAACAACGCTCAATTGCTCCTGAGGTTAATGAAGGGCCTCAACACCGTGGTGGTGGTTCAAGTAAAGACAAGTTAGAAATCCAAAAACGTGCTATTAATGCATATATTCACACTCGTGATGCATCTAATGCAGCAGAAGTTGGATTAAAGTCACAAGACGCAACAGTTACTATTCCTAAGGATATTAAGTATGTACCTACCGAAGAAGTTAAAACTATTGCTGATTTATCAATGTATGTAACTAAGTTTAGTGTTACGACAGCGTCTGGTACTTATCCAATTGTAAAGAGAGCCACTGGTAAGCTTCACACCGTAGAAGAACTTGCTAAAAACCCAGAATTAGCTAAGCCAGAATTTGAAAACATTGATTGGAAAGTAGCAACTTATCGTGGTGCTATTCCTTTATCAAAAGAAGCTATTGATGATTCTGCTGCCGATTTAATTAGTATTGTTCAAAATAATGCGAATGAACAAAAGATTAATACTACTAACGACGCAATTTCTACAGTTTTAAAGACGTTTACTGCTAAAAGCGTATCTGGTACTGATGTTGACGCGATTAAACACATTTTGAATGTAGATTTAGATCCAGCATATCAACGTACTATTGTTGCATCACAAAGTTTCTATCAATACTTAGATACTTTAAAGGATAAGAATGGTCGTTACATGCTTAATGACCCAATTACTACTACTTCTCCAGCTATGTTGCTAGGTGTTCCAGTAATTGTGGTTAATGATGAATTATTAGGTAAATCAGGAGAAGCACATGCATTTATCGGTGATTTAAGACGTGCCGTATTATATCCAGACCGTGCAGATTTAAGTATTAGATGGGTAGATAACGATGTTTACGGTACGTATTTATCAGCATTCTTTAGATTCGGAGTATTCCAAGCCGATAAAAATGCAGGTTACTTCGTAACAGCTGGTACAGCGGGAAATTAAATCCCCCACCCGATAATGGTGGGGACACAAAGCCCACTAGTGCGAATACAGTAGCCGAAATTAAAGCTTACTTAGATAAGCATTCAATTGAGTATTCAGCGTCTGCAACTAAAGACGACTTATTAAAGTTGGTGTAATAAATGGCTGATACTACATTTGATAAACAACAATTCAAAGATTATTTACGTATCAATTTTGATGAAGACAACGCAGTCATTGAAAACTTGTGGAGGGGTGCAGAGGAAGTAATTTGTACTCAGGTTTCTAAAACTGCTACTCCAGAAAAATTATCTAAATATCAAATGTTTACTATTGCTGTTCGATTATTAGCAACTCATTGGTATGAGAGTAAAACAGCTGTTCCACAAACTGCTACAGTTAAGGCTAATACTACCGAAATTCCATATGGAGTTACTAGATTAATCGACATTATTTATACGAGGTACGTAAATGATCCTGAATTTAATGAAGACGAAAATTCAGGTAATGAAAAACAAGCCGATCAAGAATAAAGAAGACGGAACATGGTCAGATAAATTAGTTCTTTATAAAGAGCTATGGTGCGATGTTACAAGGTCTACTTTAAAAGAATATCGCGAAAATAGTGGCTTAGAAGAAGGTAAGGAAAACACAATCTTCTTAGTTAGCTACATGGATAGTCGAGATATTACTAACGATATGTTTATTCAGTTCAATAGCAATAGCTACAACATTAAGAATATTCAACGCGATTATGAACGTTTTGATAGCACGAGAATAACAGGAAGGTTGGTAGAGAAGTAATGGTTCAAGGATTAGAAGATGTCATGAGCAACATTCGTGCTCTTAGAGATAAAGGTCAAAGAGCACAGAAAGACGCTCTTAATAAAATGGGTGATACTTTCGAAAACACCTTACGTGAAAACATCCCAGTTGGTATGCAACACGGTTATGAAATTCACTTAGCAGAAGACGTTAAAAAAGGCGCTCCACGAATGAGACAAGGTATTTTATCTCTTAAAGTTGGACTAGCTGGTTCTGCATCTACTGGTGAATTGCCAGCTTGGTATGCTCACTTTGCTGATACTGGATCAATGAAAAAAGCACCAACATTCTTTTCAGAAAAATCTCGTGATCAATCAATACCTGAATTAAAACAAGACGTAATTGATCAGTTTAGAAAAGAGTTAGGATCATGATTTTTGCAGATCAAAAAGTTTATTCTGCTTTAGCTAATAATGAAAAGCTAACTAAAGCAATGGTTGAAATGCAAACTAATTCTACCGATGACGATATGATTTTTATCTTTGATATTCCAGAACAATATCAAGGAACTAAATACGCTCCAATTATTCGAGTGAATTATATAGGTAACAAATATCGTAGCTCTGATGATGATAATGCGTATACCAAGCCTAGAGTTTGCGTATCTTTATGGACTAAGACATTTAGTCAAGGCACAAAATTACTTCCTATAATATTAGACATTTTAAAAGACATTGGTTTTTATCGGTATGCAGATAGCCACACAAAAGATCCAGATACTGCTGATCAAGTTAATAAACAACTATACATGTTCCAGTTATATGTGAATGGAATAATTTTTGAAAAAGAGGAATGAATAAATGGCTGAAAAGAAATTCGTGAAAATTGGTGCTAAAAATTTACGTTTTGCCCAATTAGATGATGAAGGATTCGTCAAGGGCGATATTCTTCATTTACCAGGTACTACTGAAATTGATGTATCTGTTACATCAGATAACGCAACTATTAACGCCGATGATGGTCCTTACATGACTTTATCATCTGGTATTTCAAAGATTACTACTAAGGTAAGTAATTACTTCTTAACTCCTGAAGCCAAAACAATGCTTTTGGGTACTAAGTATACAAAGGGAATGGAATTTTACGGCGTCGATTCATTACCTAACCATGTTGCAATGATGTTTGAAGCGCAATTGCAGTCTAATGAAGCACACCCACTTTATGTAGGCTTGTTAAATGGTACTTTCAAGTTTCCAGATAACAAAAACAAAACTAAGGGTTCTGGCGCTCCCGATCCTGCTGCTGAAGAAATTGAAGGCGAATTTGTTATGCAAGAACGGGGAAATGGTAAGATTGCTGAAATTAATGGTTTCACTTCTGATCCAGACTTCAATATGGAAACTTATGAAGCTCTGGTATTCCCTAAAGATCAAACAAGTTTAGATGCAGCATTGAAGAAAGTTTTTGATGCAACTACATCTAGTACACATACCGCATAAAGTTAAAACTACAATCAGTCGCGCTAGAAATAAACAATAGTCGCAGACCGCGGCTATTTCTAGGAGAAAGCTATGAAAGAAACAATCAAGTTATATGAAGATGGTGAATATAAAACCTACGAACGAGATATGGCTAAGATTCCTCTCACTGTGGAAGATTGGATGAACGCCAATGAATTAGATGTTGCTCAACATAATTATTCAATGAAAACAACTAGCGATAAGCCAATGAAAGCCAAAGATGCACAAGACTTAGTTAAAGCTGACGTAAAGTTCGTAGTTAATTACTTTAGAAATCAATTTACACCTGATCAAGCAATGAAAGGCATTGCACCTAAAGTAATGATTGAAGAATTTAATAGATGGTACAGTCAATCAGCTGGTGCATTAGATATTGGCAATGAAAAAGGTGACCAAAAAAAATAACTGTTGAAGAATTGAAGAAAAGTCGAAAAAAAGTATTAGCTTTGTTTCGGGTAATGCAAGAAAAGTTTGGCTACAACATGAAAGATATTCTTTCAATGCGTGGACCAGAATTTAAAACTTTTGTTGATTCGTTTGGAGAGAACAAAGTCGAAGAAAAGCCTAAGCTAACTACTTTAGATCAGGCATTCCCTCAATTCTTTACAGATCCGTTTGCTAAGAGAAAGGGGAGTAAATCTTAATGGCAGATGAACTAGGTCATATATCTGCGGAGATCGCTCTTGATATTAATCCTTTCTTAACAAACCAAAGAGTTCTTGAAACTCAGATCGGAAGAACTGGTAAGCTCCTGAATAATATGGAGAACAGCTTTAAAACAGCTGGCTCTAAAATTAGTGCTAATAATATTTTCAAAACTCAAGTAGCGCAACTGAAAATGCTTGATAAGCAGATGTCTAATTATCAAAGACATATGTCAGAAGTACAAAAGAGTATTAATAATGGAAATAATACTGTTGCTAATCAACGCTCTCTTGCTTCTACTGCTACTCAATTACAAAATGCTTCAGTAAAATATGACCAATTAAGAATGTCTGCTGCACGTACTCTTCAAGAACAACGTGCTGCAAGTTCTGTTTTCGGTCAGGCGTCTGCAAGAATTGGAGATTATGGTAACAAGATAGAAGCAGCAGGGCAGAAGATAAAAGGCATGGGTAGTACTTTAGGTTCTGCTGTAATCGGAGCAGGACTATACAATGCGGCTAAAGCTGCAATGAGTTTTAAATCTGAAATTCAAGGTATTGGGCCATTGCTTTCAGAAGATGGCCGAATTACTAATCAGGTTACTCAACAGCTAAATCAAATGAGTGCAAGTTCACTTAGATGGTCTAAGCAATATGGTATTTCAACTCATGAAATCAATAATGCGATGACCGAACTTGTAAGACGTGGTTTTACTGCTAATCAAACATTAGGTTCAATGCCAGCTATCCTTAATGCTAGTCGTGCATCAGGCGAAAGCTTAGACGTTGTTATGCAGGCTACGGCTAGTTCAATTGAAATGTTTGGTCTTAAGGCTAATACTGCTGCTGAACAAACTAAGAATACTACACGAATTACTGATGTTTTAACAGTTGCAGCTAACAAGACTGCTACTAGTTTTGCAGATATTGCAGCTGCAATGACTTATGTTGGTCCTACTGCTGCACAAGCTCATATGAGTATTGAACAGACTGCGGCTGCAATTGGTGCATTATCTAACAAGGGTATTGAAGCTTCTACTGCTGGTACTACTTTACGTCAGGTGTTAAGCAAATTAACTACCGATACCAAAACTAACCGTGCTAATATGCGGGCTATCGGGGTTGACATTGACCAGATTAAGAAAAAGGGAGTAGATCTTCCTAAATTAATTGATCAAATTAACAACAAGTTAAAGGATAAGACACCTACTGAAAAGATGGCTTTACTAAACGCAGCGTTTGGTAAGCTAGGTCAAGGTGTTATGGCTCTGTTTGAAAAATCAAATAAGAGCAGTAAATCAGCAGGCGATGAACTTCGTAACTTACAAGGCGAACTTGAAAAAGCTGGCGGTACGACTAAGCGCATTGCTAATGAAATGAATAACACTCCGCAAGCTAAGTGGGAGAGATTTAAGCAAACAATGCACGCCACATTAATTGAAATTGGTGGCAATATGCTTCCTGCTGCAACTGGATTAATGAAGACCATTCAGAATTTAGCAGAAGCATTTAGTCGTTTAGATCCAGCTACTCAATCGGCAATTGTTAAGTTCTTAGCATTATATGCTGCAATTAAGCCATTAAGTGCTGTTGTCGGAGCACCTATTGAAGGCATTGGCAAGCTTACCAGTGGCTTTAAGAAATTATTTGATTTAGGTGCAAAATTAAAGGCTGGTTCTTTAACATCGGCACTTAAAGAAGTTGATAGTGCATTAGGTAAAGTAAGTGATGCTAAAGGCGCGGTTACTACATTACAAAGTGTAGGTAGTGCAGCCGAACATTCTGGAACTAAGTTCCTAGGTTTAGCTGGAAAGATGGAAAATACTGCAACCAAGGGCGCAGAAATTACATCAAGCATGACTGGAACGGTTAGTGGATTTACTGCATTAGGCGCTGGAGCTACAGAAGCAACCACAGCTACTGCTACTTTAGGATCTGCATTAGCTACAACCGCTATTGGTTTAGGTGCTGTTGCTGGTGCATTAGCAGTAGGATATGGAGCTTACAAACTTTATACGGGTGTAATTCAACCTTTTATTGAACAACAACACGAAGTAGCTACTTGGGGTGCTCGTGTTGGTAAAGAAACATCTGAATCAGCTAGTCGTTTTAAAGTTTTTTCATCTCAAGCTACTCAAGCAATGGACGCTGCGAATAGTGGTATTGAAGGTAATGCTAGCTCGATAAAGAAAGCATTTCGAGGAATGGGTGATGAAGCCCAAAAGAATGCTGATCGTGCTAAATCTTCGTTAGATAGTTTAGCTAATCGAATTGGTGGTAATACTGGAGCTTACTTGAAACAAACAAGTAATGACAATTCTCAAAAGAATCAATCTTACTTAAACAACATTAAGCAAGATGAGCAGATGGCAAACGCTATTATTGATGAAGCTGCAAGACATGGTGGCAAGATGTCAGCTGATACTCGTCAGGAGTTGAACAATATTCAAGCTGATATTACTTCTAATTATGTTAAAACCTTAGGTAAAACTCGTGCCGTTGCACATGATATGGAAAATGCTATTAGAGGTTCATTTAATAGTAAGCTGTCTGAAAATCGATTTAACCAAGCTATGACTGGAATGAGTAAAGCTATTCAAACTAATCATAGTAGAACGATTGGTAATTTACACAGATTAAAGCAAGCTTATGATGAAGGCTTAATGGATCAGGAACAGTATTATACTGCTAAGCAAAAATTAGAAACTGAAAGTTCTGAACGAGAAACCAAGCTTTTTGAAGGTCAAGTTCGTTTAATGAGAAATCAAGGCGAAAGTTATAAGGAAATTCAAAAAGATTTAGAGCAGAATAACGGTTCTCAATATGCTCAATCAATTGAAGAAGCTGTAAAGCGTGTAGAATCTGCATCAAATAAGACTAAAACTATTGTTGCTGATACTGCATCTTCAATGAGCAAGAATACCAGAGAGGCTGGTAAAGCATGGAATAGTTTAATTCTTGATCCTAAAACAGGAAAAATTAAGACTAATGCTCAAGAAGTATTGAATGATACAGCGAAAACTAAGAGCGGTTGGGCAAAATTGGAATTTGTTCTTAAACACGCAAAGATTAGTTCAAATGCTAAAGCAATGATTTTAGACGCTGCATTTGCTAGCGGACGTTGGAATTCAATGAGTTTTAAAAAGCAAGAAGCTTTGATCCAATCCAAAGGTGGTAAAGAAGTTGCTGAAACTCTTTATATTGAAGACCAATGGAACAAAATGAATCCTAAAGTTCAGCAATTAATTGCAAAGGCTCAAGGAAAAGAAGATATTGCAAAGGCGTTAAGTGATATTAAAAATTGGAATTTGCTTACTCCAGAACAAAAGCAATTGATCATTAGTGAATTTTCTGGCTTTGATAAATTGAGTCTTGAATTAAACAACATTAAAGAATGGAATTCTTTAAGCACCAAAGAACAAAACGCAATAATGAATGTTGTCAAAAAAGGTGGAAGTTTAGAAGATGCTCTAAAGAAAGCTAAAGTGTGGAATTCTCTTCCACAAAGCATGCAAAAAGAAATCAAGCTAATTGATCACACATCAAGCAAACTTGATAATGTAAAATCACATCTTAAAACAATAGATTCATTTACTGCTAAACCTAAGCTTGAAATGAATACCACTAATGCTGTTAAGAAGATTACTAGTTTCAGTTCTTTATTGAATAATACTTCTAAGAAACAACCTTTTGTTAAAGTAAATGCTCATACAGAAGAAGGTATGGGAAAAGTTACTAAATTAAAAAGTACTATTGATTCCATGACCGGGAAGCCTAAAACAGCTCATGTAGGAATTACTGTTTCAGGTAAAGATAAATTGGATTCTGCTAAGATTAGTCAAAAGCAATTTAATGCTTTACCTACCTTACCAAAACATAACAGCATGTCCGTTAGTGGTGCTGGTCAAGTGCAGGATGGTACGAACAAACAAAAAGGCTTTAATAGTACATCATCATCAAGTAAAAAGAACTCTATGCATACTGATGGAGTAGGACAAGTACAAGATGGTACTAACAAGCAGAAAGACTTTAATGGCACAAGAGCAAGCAGTAAACGAAATCATATGAGTGCTAGTGGCCGTGGTGAAGTGGCAGATGCTACTTCAAAACAACAAGCTTTCATGGGACTACATGGTCATACCATTCAAAACACTATAAGAACTGTATATGAAACAGTAAAGAAATTTATTACTGGTCATAAAGCCACAGGAACAGCTGGTGCATGGAGATTTAAACATTTTGCTTATGGAACTCCTAATGACGGCTGGGAGGGTGGACCAGTAGTTGTAGGCGATGGTCATCGACAAGAAGTTGTATATGACCCTCAAGTAGGATTATTTAAAACTCCTGCTACTGATACTGTAATGGATTTATCTCGTGGTTCTGTAGTCTGGCGTTCTGTAGAAGCATTCGAAACTGCAATGGAGCATGCAGGGATTAATAACTATCCGAAGTTTGAATATGGAACTGCTAGCCAAGACTTAGTAGCTCTTGCTAATAAATTACCTGATGATATGGAGCAACAAATTAAAACAGTTAACCCACAATCATCTAGTTTAAATGGTTTCAATGAAACTCAAATGCAAACCAATGAATTAATTGCAACATTGATTGAACAGAATGCAATGCTAGTTCAATTGTTTAAGAATTTGGGCATGAACATAAACATCGATGGCAAACAATTAGCTAAAGCACAAGTAGAAAATAATTCTAGTGCACTAAATGAATTTACAAAGCAAACAGGAATGGGGTTTAGTTAATGGATTACACAATTAAATATAATGGTAAGACTAATCTTGATTTCGATATGTATTGGGATACTGATGGCAATTTTGAATTAGGAACAGGTACACCAGATATTGATACGACCGATATTCCTGGAGTAAGTGGAACAATTTTAGACTTCAATAATTCTTATAAGAACTTTGAGCAAAAATTTGTTTTCTATGCTGTCACTAAAGAAATGACAGCTAATGAATTAAAAACTAGATTAACAACCTGGCTTTTAAAAGATCCCACTTATCATCAATTGTCTTTTAGTAATGATCCTGATTATTACTATATTGCAGCGCCTAATCCAAGTTCTATTCTTAAATTCCCAGCTTTCAACAAACATTACTCTAAGATTGAAATTTCTTTTACGGTTAAGCCGTTTAAATATCGTTTAGATGGTAGAAGTGAATATTCCATTCCTACTACTTTAATTAATCCTGAGCAATGGCTTAGTTATCCTCTCATTCATATTGTGGGCAATGAGGGCGTGACACTTAATATCAATGACCAAAAATATCAATTAACAAATATTGATGATGAGGTCTTTATTGATAGTCAGCCTGAGAAAAGCATTGTTTACCATGATTTTAGCGAGCAAGGATATAGAAACCAAATTGCAATTTTCCCAGATCATGCTTTCCCAGTTTTAAGCCCTGGAGAAAACAAATTAAGCATTACTGGCAATTATAAGTCAGCTACGATCATACCGAGGTGGAGGACATTATGTTAGCTAGACCAATTCTTTTCAAGAGTGCTAGTGAATCTACCAATACCTTAGGTTTAGGAACAATGACAGGATTTCAGGATTGGCGCGTTAAGACTGAAAAGAATATGATTCCTAAGCTAACTGGGACTTACAGCTTGAATAATTATTTAAGTCCTTACATCAATAACGACTGTGTAATTATGGCTGATGCCAGCCAACACAGGCTTAATCAGATTTTTAAAATCGACAAATTAGGTCAAAAAGTTGATGAACATGGTAAAGGAACAATTGATATTGAAGCTCATCACATAGCTGGTGAACTAATAAAAAATTCAATTGCTCATGATATTTTCTTGGTTAATGCAAGTCCTCAAAAATTATGGGATACATTAATGTCTAACCTAACGGCTAGTGACTTTAAAAAGTTTCACTTCCATACAGACATCGTAAGTGTGGCTAATATTAGTATTCAGTGGAAAGAAGTTACTACCTTACAGGATATTCTTTTCGGAGATAGCAATTCTTCTACTGATTCATTTACTAAATTATGGAATGGTCAATGGTATTTTGATAATTATGATATCTATTTTTTGCAAAAAATCGGATCAGGTAACAAGTTATCAATTACCTATGGTCAGAACTTAAAAACATTATCGCAAGATCTGTCTATTCAGAATACTTATACAGCTGTTCAGGGATACGCAAGTAAGAAAGAGGAATATACTCCTACAACTACAATTACTATAACCACTACTGAAAATAAGAATACCGATCAACCAAAAGGTCAAACTCATCCCGTTAATGGTGACTGGGGTCCTGTTATTAAATATGCTGCAAAAGTTATGGGCGTAACCTGTGATGACGAGTATGTAGCTAAAATTAAGAACATGATTCAAGGCGAATCTAGTGGCAATGAAAAGGCAGTCAATAATTGGGATGCAAACGCACAAGCTGGTCATCCAAGTCTAGGATTACTTCAATTTGTACAGGGTACTTTCGATAACTATAAAGTTAAACCTTATACAAATATATGGGTAGGATTCGATCAATTATGTGCATTGTTCAATATGTCTGATTGGAAGAGCCAAGTTAACTCATGGCAGAAAGTCAGAGCTTGGTCGCCTAATGGCAAAAAGAGAATGGATGAAGTTAAAAATACTTCTGCAATTCAGATTTCATGGGGTTGGCCGTTCCCTAGTGTTGGTGAAGGTAAATTTACTGGTGGTCAATTGTTTGGAATCAATCCAGGTGGAGAGTTTAGAACTAATAACTTCCACGATGGATTAGATTTCGGCAGTGTAGACCACCCTGGTAGTGAGGTTCATGCAATTCATGATGGAAAAGTAACAATTATTGGAAATGATAGTTACATAGGCTGGCATGTCGTAACACATTCAAATGATGGATATGACATTGTTTACCAAGAAGCATTTTCTAATCGTGGAAACATTAAGGTTAATCAAGGTCAAGAAGTCAAGACTGGCGATGTAATTGGTATTCGTGATACTAATCACGTCCACATTGGAGTGACTAAGAAATCATGGGTTGAAGGATACAACGGCCACAGTTTTGACCCTAACTGGGGCTGGCTAGATCCTCTTAAACTGATTAAAGCTGGTAGTAAGCCTGGAGAACTTGTAGTAAAGCAACAAACTGTAGAAATTGGTCAAGAATGCGATATTGGATTAGTCCAATACATCGGCTCTGGTCGAGTTGCAACTTACAGTTCTCCAATTGATAAAAGAACTTCGGGACAATACATTAAGCCAGGGCAGCATATTCGAATTATCAGAAAATACACTGGCAATGGAACAGATTGGTATAAGATCACTGATAATAACTGGATCAATGCTGATTTCATTAATGTAAATAATGGAAGCAAATATTTATTCAATAGTATTCAAGGCAAAGGGCATATTAAGTGGGACGAAAGCGTAAAGATACCGTCTCTTGAAGTGTTTGAAAGAACCTTGAAAACTAAATATTTATATAGCAAAATTCCAGTTCACTTATATCCTAACGTGAACAGCCCAACCGAATCTTCTATAGATACATCTAGCGATGAAAAGATTATTTATCGAACTAAGGATGATGATGGAATAGATTGGTATGGGCTTAGTAACAAGCAGTGGATTAATAGCCAGAACTTAGTTTTGGGTGCTTATGCTTATCAACCTGCTAAAGGAATAGGTAAGACAAATAAAAGTGCAAGCATTTTTGCAGAGCCTGGAAATAGCAATATTGGGACAGTAAACCAGAACACTGAGTGCAAAGTGTTCATGATTGCTAAAAATCAAGGTAATACCTGGTACAACATCGGTGGTCAACAATGGATTAATTCGCAGGATATTTCATTAACTACTGCTCCATTGCCGATTGCAGAAGTAGTTAATGGGAGAGATTTACCGCCTAACTATACTGATAAATTAACTGTTTATGATAGTCCTGCTTGGGATAGAAAAGTAAACGGTAAATACGTTGGTAAGAATGAAGTGGTTAATATTTCAGGTCAAGCTAACTCTGATAATCAAGTATGGTATCGAGTTGAAAAAGGCTGGATTAATGGTAAATATGTAGACTTTTCTCAAAAAGGCGATGTTAAGCCTTTTGATCCTAAAGCAAAGTCGATTCCTAACAATGATGACAATGCAATTATTCTGAAAGAAGTTTATTTGAAAGCACCTAATGCTGATAAGTTTGAAAATGAGAAAATCTTAAAACATGATTTTTCTGAATATAATGTTAATTCTTCTGACCAGCTTAAAGGATTAGTTCAATCTTACATTTATGACAAACGTGTGGGAGAGATAGAAGTTAATTTAACAATTGATTTTTATCAGATGAAAAATGAATTAGCACAATTGAAATCCTGTGATGTGGGCTATGAAGCATCAGTCTTCTTTAAAAAATTAGACATTAATGAAGCTACAGAGATTACTTCCCTTGAGTGGAATGGACCTAAGCAGAGAATTGAAAATGTTCACTTAGGTAAAAAAGAAGAGACTTTACGTGATACCATGAACCAATTCTTAGCTGTGGCCGATGCTAATAGTCAAAAGAATGCAAGTGAAAGTGCAAGTTCCAGCGAAAGTGCAAGCGCAGAAGCTATTAATCAAATTAAATCAAAGGTTTATCAGCAGTTAGATGACTTCAAAGTAGATTGGGAAGCTTATAAGAAAAGCGTGCCTACACAAACTGATTTCCAAAATCAATTGCAGGCAATGCAAACTAATTTAAGTAAATCTATGGAAGAGAAGTTTCAGGAACTAGAAGAAAGGATCAAGAATGATAAATCGGATAATTCTGGATCTAAGCAAGAAAAATAATAATTTAAATGAAGTAATCAGACTTCGACAAGGAGAAAACAATTCAACTGAAATTCAAGCTACTGTTACAGCTAATAACCAAGCTTATGACTTGAGTGGTTCAACAGTTGAATTACATATGAAGAAACCTGATTACGAAGTATATGTAGAAAAAGCAACAATCGATAATAATGAAATTATTTGTAAATTAACTAGTGACGCAGTTAAGTTTTCTGGAAAAGCTACAGCTTACTTTCAAATTACTAATAAAGATTCTGTAGTTTCAACAGAAAATTTTAAGATCGACATCTTACCTGCTTTAAACCCAGTTAAAAAGAAAGATCCAAACGAACCACAACCGATCGATTTACAAGTAATGAATAGTAGGAATGAAAAGAAAGGAGAGGGATTATACTTTGGCTAATGATTTAAACCTAGTAAACAATGGTAAACCATATTTCTTTAGACTAGATATTGCTAAAGAGAATGGGGATTGTGCCAGATTAACTGATTGGTTAAAAACCAGAGTTAATGATAATGGAAAAAAAGTCCCAGTTATGTGGTACGACCAGGGACTACAAATGAATGTACAAGGAATGTCACCTTTCATTCATGGTGGTGTTGGTAAATTCTATCCTGATGAAACTAATGAATTAATTCCTGGTCCAGATGTTGTGTATCGTGATTGGCAAGGCACACCAGCTGATGTTTCAGACAATGGAGTTGTTTTTTACACATTAGAAGACCAATTCTTTGTTCAACAAGGTAAATTTAAAGGAGTCTTTGGCTTACGAGATGCTAGCGGAAATGTCTATACCAGTGTAAATATAGTTTTTGAAGTTTTGGGTAACGATGTTCGAATTATGCAAACTTCAAAATACTATAGTGCAGAACTGGAGAGACTAGCACAAGAGTACCGCGTCAAAACAGATCAAATGGTTGCTGATGGTACTCAGAAAGTTAACCAATTAATAGTTACAACCAAGAATAACATTGATAGCTCACTTCAAACTTCAAGAGAAACCTTAGACGCTTTAAATGGAGAGATTAAAGCTAACCGTGCAGAGCAAGAGAATATCAGTCAGCACTTGGCAGGCACTCAGCAACAAATTAAGAATTACGATATTGTAACCAGACCTGAATTTCAAACTGGTATGGATACGATGAACAGTGCAATTAATGAGCGCCTTTCACAGATGAAAACTAACCCAATTGCGGTTGCTAACGCCGAAGAGTTAACTACCAACTATCCTAATGGTGCAGATGGTATTTTCATTACTGCTGATACTGGTCACAAGTGGGTATACCTATATGGAGCATGGAAGGATTGCGGTAATTATCAAGCTATCGGCATTGAAAACTCTGAACTAGCACCTCTTAAAGAAGACTTGATAAAGCAAGAGGGGCAAATTAACCAAAATACCAACGATATTGGACTTAATTCACTAGGAATTAAGAAAAATAGCGTTGATATCCAGAACCTAGAGGGCGCTGGTCACCTGATGGATATCTCGCTAGTTGATGACTTTGGTAACCATATCACAGATGACTACGGTAATCGTATTGGTGGCTATAAGTGGCTACCATTGACTGATGTCACTCTTACGCAAGCTGGATTACCAGCCGATGGTCAAGCAGTCGGGGAAGCAATCAAGAATGCTACTAGTTTCAAGCCTGAAAAATATGGTATGCCAGTTCTTTACCTGTGGGGTAGCAATATTTTATCTCTAAAGGATAAATCTAAAACTTTGAAGAACGAAGTTACATATAGTTTTCCTGCTTATGGAGTTTCTGGTGTTGTTGAAAAGTTCAAAGTGCAAGGTGCTTCTAGCGTTGGTCATCCTAAGAAGAATTACACTTTAAATCTTGATAAAAGTTTTGAAGCTTTTAGAGGATACGGCAAGAATCACAAGTACGTAATCAAGGCTAACTACACTGAACCATCACAAGCGCTCAACGTGGTTGGTG